CTTCGGCACAGGGCTCGGAGTAGGCTTCGTGCGATTCACTACAGCGGGCAGAACAGGCGCTGCGGGAGCGCTAGCCACGACAGGCTTCTTGAACTTGTCGATATCCGCTTGCGTGAACGGAACGCCTTGCTTGGCCCAATAGATCAAACCAGAGCCAGCCGGCAGCAGACGATTCGTGCTTTCCGATTGGATGAAGATATCGTAGTTGCCATGGTCGCCCGGGTGGACACGGGTGTTCGCAGTGGGAGTGTCAGGCAGACCCAGCATCTTGCGAGCATCCTTGCCAGCGAAAATTCGGTTCGGAGCTTGACGTTCACGAACGAGGATGATCTTGTTCGGGCCAACACGAGCTTCGCTCTTGACCAGTTGGTAGAAGGCGGCACCCTTCAGGTACTCTTGACGCTTGCTCAGAACGAAATCAGCGATTTCCAGACGACCAGCATTATCGGGCACTTGGTACAGACTCACTTCCTTAGTGATATCCACCAGCGCAGACGTGTCAACGGCTGCTGCGTTGGTGTAGAAAGAAGTCGAAGACTTCGCACCGGCGCTGCGCGCAGCATAGAACGTAGCCGTAGCCGTCTGCGTTTGAGCCGTAGCAGCACGCATACCAGCTTCAGTGGTTTCCCACTCAAGGATGTTGCCTTCCGGAATGCCGATCAGACGGGCCTTTGCAGAGTAGCCACGAGGCATACGGGCGACGAACGTCCAGCGGTCAGTACGTTGAAGCTGTTCGATCTTGTTCTTCAAGGGAACCGGGTCACGACGCTTGGAATGTGCCTCAGCACCGTCAGTGGTGACGTAAATGACGAACGAAACGTTCGGATCACCATAGTCCGGAAGCTTCTCGTGAAACTCGATGGCTTCCCAGATTGCATCGTAGAGCGGAGTGCCACCATCAGTGCGCCACGAGGTAGCGGGCTTGATGACATTCGGATTCGAGATGGTCAGGGTACGAGTCACCCGGGCACCATCAGGGTAGCCCAGAGCAAACTGAGACACAATGGTATCAAGCTTTTCCTTTGCCGCTGCGTCTGCAATGGACTTCATGTTGGCGTTGGAATCGATCAGCGCAATGTGTGCAATGTGCTCCATCGAGCCAGAGTGGTCATCGACAAATGCGACGTAGTTCTTCATGTGTGGTAAGTTCCTTTTCTTAGAAATGAGAATCTAGTTCTTCTCGAAACACGTCAGCCACTTGAGGTAGCTGCTTGATTTGTGAAACAGACAGGCCAACTAGAGAGCCGTAGAAAGAGCCTTTCTCGGCCTTGCTTCGGTCGCCTGCTTGAATGTCTTCGACAACATCGCCATACTGCATGAACTCGTGAGGTTCAAGGCGACGAGACTTGACTTTAGCACGGAACGTGGTTCCGACGAGTGAGTGAGACATTATCCCTCCTTCAATCAGGGTCAACGTACTTGGTTACGTTGTATCGCAGTACAGTGCGCTCGAACTTATGCGTCTTTCGGTCAGAGACGCGTTGAACGCTACCTTGAGAGCCAAGGTAAGTGCTAACTATCCAACCATCTTCCTGACAATTATCCTTAAGCCACTGTTCGAGTACGGTCTTGTCGTATGAATCGATTGGACAGCTTGCAGTGCGTGGCTCGGTAATGCGTTTCTTGCCAACGTATTGTAGTCCACGCAATTCTGCATCAACCTTCTCCATTGGGCCACTGCCAATCAAGCTACCCCACTTCTCGAAGGGGATTTCAAGATCGGCGAACTGGACACCACTGATAGGGTCAGTGAGGGTGAGGTTGATGTACTGAGAGCTACCGCTCACTCGACCAACATGTATTTCGACTTTTTGCTTCAAGACGTTCCTTTCAAGAAAGACAGGCACAAAAAAGGCCGCTCCCTTTCGGGAGCAGCCCTTGTTTGTCAGAAGGGCAGGAGCCGCATTCTGAACTCATTCCTCAGCCGTGTCAACAGGCCGACCGAAATATTTGTCACGCTGGTGGATGCGCTCCATAAAGGAGTCTGAATCAAACCAGTAGTCCTTGCCAGCGATGAGGTCATCGATTTCCTTCTCAGTGAGGAAGCCCTCGTAGGTCTGCCTCATGAGCTTGTCCATGAACTTGCCCTGGAACGCCACCTGTGTCTTTACGTCGCTCGTCTTGCCACCAGCACCGAAGGAGCCATTGTGGATGAGACAGTTGAAGTTGGGAGACAGGGTGAAGTTGTCAGCAGCAAGCAGGATCATCGAGCCGGCGCTGTGAACGCCTCCACTAGCCCGGACAATCACTTGCGCAGCAGTGTTTGCCATCGAGTAGAGGAACGTGTCCGTCGCATCGCAGTCTCCACCATTTGTCGAGAGATGGATGACGACGATATCTCCTTCGCTCGCTCCGTCTAGTACGTCGATGGCTTCCGTGAACTGCGATGCATCTTCGATATCGCCGAAGATGTAGATATCGTACTTGACAGCCGTAGAAGGAGTTTTCTCAACGCGGAAACTACCGTCATCGAAAAACCCTCGTCCAAAGCGTTTAGCTTCTGGTGCATTTTCAGTTTTCGTCTTTGGTTTGGTCATCTTTGGCTCACGCATAGTAATAGGCTTTCACGAGTGCTCGCGTAAGACCGCTTCGCACAACGTCTTCAGGAAGGAACTGAACGACTCCGATGCCATTGTCAAGCTCATCGAGGTCTTCTTCAGTTAGGTAGGTGGGTTCTTCATCGAGCATGCGTTCGATGAATTGGACAGTGCTTCGCAGTCCGCTTTTGCCCTTAAGGTCGTTCTGTTTTTCGTCGCCAGTGAAAATCAACTGGCAACCTTCGCCAAGACGAGTAAGGAGGGTTTCAAATTCCTCGTGAGAGAAGTTCTGAGCTTCTTCGATGATGACGATGCAATCTTCAAAGCTTCTGCCACGAATGTGTTCGGCAGCAATCATCTCGATTCGCTTGTTGCTCAGAAAGGCGTCTACGTCGCCAGGAGGGAGAAACTTCTTGAAGTGGGTGACTGTCTGTTGAAACCATGGGCCGAGCTTTTCTTCAAGCTCTCCGGGCAGCATTCCAAGAGTTTTGCCGAAACCTTCATTGGCACGGACAAGGCACACCTTCATGTGCTTGCGTTCACGAAGCTGTTCAGCGGAGTATTCCACTGCGATGATACTCTTGCCAGTTCCGGCAGAGCCTACAAGGAAAGTAACCAGTTTGCCATACCGAAGCATTTGCATAGCTGCGGTCTGACGGGGATTCTTAGGGCTCAGCTTCAGAGGTTGGAAGCGGTAGTGAGCCGGTGGAGATTCGATTGGTGCATCGCCAAGTCGCTTCTGCATGCGAAGTTCACGACGAGACACGCGAGGGGTCTTTTGAGTTTTGCGCAAGGATATCTCCGATCCTTTTAGTAATTACTTCGGTTGAAGTAGGGCTGCAACTGGTTTTGCAGTTTGCATTTCTTCCAAACGACGACGGCCCCATTTAGCCAAAACAAAATGGTCAGGGCTGGCATTATGTGGAACGTTGCCAGAGAAGAAAGTATCTAGAAGACTTTGAAGCCTTTCTACTTCGTCTTCCAGTTCAATTACTCGGCCTTTGAGCGCTGCAATATAACTCATTGCTGTTTTGCTGCTGCGGCTTTAGCTGCCTTCGCTGCACGAGCCTTGTGAAGAATCTCAGCACGAGTAATCTTGTACTCTTCCGGCACATCGTCTGCACGAGTCATTCGACACTCGTAGGACGTACCCCAGACGCACGGAGGATCATTCTGGTCAAGTTCCCATCCGTTCTCAACGGATTCGAGAATCTCTTGAATGAATGTTTGCAGGTTATATTGGAGAATAACCTTAGTTTGCTTCACGGTCATTTGAATCCAAAGGTTCAGGTGAATTGGAATAGAGGTTTGTGTCCTCTAGAATATCGAGACGTTTCAAAACAAGGTCGAGTTCGATATATCCATCGTCATCGTCCCAATTAGGAGCCTCGTCAGAGTTACGGGGTTTTGGCATAAGGTGTTTGTAAATGAAAATAGCCCTGTCGGATATTCTCCGGGCACAGGGCTATATGAAGCCATGATAGCACGTAGGGGTGTCTTTGTCAATGCGAAAGTTCTCAGAACTGAGAAGACCACTTGACAAACAATGTCTTATGAGTATAATGATGAACTCTAAGACCAGGAGAGACAAAATTGAATGAAGAGAACGAGTCTTCTGGCTCGATCAAAGTATATAAGGAAGAAGAGATTACCTTTCTGGACAAGGGTAAGACTCTCAACCTGACTAAGTTGGCGAAGTCGCTGGCTAAGTTTGAAGACGAAGCGATTCAAACTCTCGTCAAGCTCTTGACGGATGAGAAGGCAGAACCGAAGATCAAGCTTGCTGCTGCCACGGCGCTACTTGAACTTCAGGTGAAGGTGAAGAAGGAAATCTCGGCTGACACCATTTCCCGACTCATCGCAGAGGTCAAGCTGAACCCGACAAGGCGCAAGCAACTGACTGGTGCAGACGACGAGACGCCTCTCGTTGATTTCGGCACAGTGCAGAAGATCGGTTGACAACCTAGAAAACGTGTTGTAAGATTCTCTCGAAAGCTGTCGGTTGCGAGGTTCAAGTCCTCGGTGATGACCATATCGCAAGTGCTGGTGACGCATCGTGCCAACGGACAGCCCAAGCCCCCTTAGCTCATCTGGTAGAGCACGGCCTTTGTAACGCCGGGGTGGTCTGTTCAAGTCGGACAGGGGGCACCAAAGCGCTCGTGGCGGAATTGGTAGACGCGCCACCTTGAGAGGGTGGTGTCATAACGGATGTGCAGGTTCGAGTCCTGCCGAGCGCACCAGAATTATAAGCGGGTATGGTACAGAGGTTGTGCCTTAGCCTTCCAAGCTAATGAGTCGAGTTCGAGTCTCGATTCCCGCTCCAAAGAACCCATTCGGGATGGGAACGAGATGAAATAGCGTGGCACTCGTAAAAAGCCTAGCCAGTAGCGGGGTAGCTCAGAGGGAGAGCGCCGGGCTCATAACCCGTGAGGTCGTCGGTTCGATCCCGACCCCCGCTTCCAGAGTTCATTGAACGGCTGTACCTCAGAAGGAATGTGAAGCAAGCGCTCGTTAGAGTCGGCCTAGCTAGCCGAGGAATCGAGAGGGAGCGACGTACATCAATAGCAGAGCCAGGGCGTTCTAGACATACCGGGCCGATGCTGAGAGGACGCAGTAGCTAACTGCGCAGGCGATGGTTCGAGTCCATCCAGCCGTACAATGAATTTTGAATTTGCCCCAGTGATGGAATCCGGTATACATATTGGTTTCAGAAACCAAGTTTTGAGCGTTCGAATCGCTCCTGGGGCACCATAGATTGTTGAAGGGAATCGGTATACCTCGCGTCCTCAAAAGTCGCGGCTTCTCGGTTCGAATCCGAGACAATCTACCAATTCGGGGTCGCATGTACCAAGGGCGGCGACTGAGCTTTGCAAGCTCGGTGTGAAGAGTTCGATTCTCTTCGGCTCCACCAAATATTGTGTTGTAGCTCAGCGGTAGAGCGGCGGACTGTTAATCCGTTGGTCGGTGGTTCGATCCCACCCTTCACAGCCAAATTTCAGCAGTGGCCCAGCTCAATTGGCAGAGCATCCGTCTCCAAAACGGAGGGTTCAAGGTTCGAATCCTTGGGTTACTGCCACAATCATTTCTGGGTAGGAGGCGTGCGGTAGCCGATGGGCCTTGGAAGCTCGTAGTCTTGGTTCAACTCCAAGTACCCTGACCAATCAACCCGCAAGGATTTTCCTTCGCGGGTTTTGTCGTTTCCACTATGAAAAAGACAATCCTTGCTGACACACTGGAACGTAAGGTTCTCGGCCCGTGCAGTGAAAAGCAGAGGTTGATTCTGCTTGACGATGACACCGATATTCTGCTTTGCGGTGGTGGTGCTGGTGGTGGCAAGTCTCATACTTGCTTGATGAAGGCTTTGAAGTATATCAATGATCCGGCTGCACGTGTTCTAATCGTGCGCCGTAGCTATCCCATGCTCAAATTGGCTGGTGGTTTGATTGATGAATCGAAGCAAATCTATCGTCAGTTCAAGGGACGTTTCTACGTCCAAACATCTACGTGGCATTTCCCGAACGGAGCCACGATTCAATTTGCCCCCATTCCAGACAAGGTTGAGGAATGGCAGGGCTTGCAAGCCACGCATATTCTCATTGACGAGGCTGCTGAATTCGAAGAGTCTGAAATCCTATTCCTTATGTCTCGTCTTCGTTCTGCGAAGTACAAGGGACATTTGAATATCACTATGACGTGCAACCCGAAGCGAGACTCGTTCTTGTACAGTTGGGTTGAATATTCACTTGACGAAGAAGGTGTGCCAAAGGAAGGTACTGAGAATATCGTCCGATATTTCGTTAACCTGTCTGGTACGATCTATTGGGGCAATTCCGTTGAAGAGCTTTGGGAAAATCCGAAAGTTAAGAGCTTCGGTCTTAATCGTGACCCTGTCAAGGGGAAGGTTACTTTTAAACCGAAAAGCTTCAGGTTCATTCCTCTCACCGTGTATGATAACCCGGTTCTGTTGGAAAACAACCCCGAGTATCTCGACAACCTGCTTGGACAACCTCGTGTTAGCCAGCTTCGATACTTGAAGGGTTCTTGGACTGCACGTGCTGAAGGCTCTGGCAAGTTCCGTCGTGAATGGGTGAAGTTCGTAGACGAGCCTCCAATGAATCCTGCAGGACGGG